CAGCTGTGATGCCTCTTGAAATAGACTATCATTACCATTGGTAGGTAGTGACTCTATTTTAGGTAGTTGGTCCTGTGAATTAGCAAAGAATGCTACAGCTTTACCTGCATTAGCAGCACCTTTCAATCTATCAATAGTATTTCTTATCATGTTCTTCTCCTCCTCAGACTGAGGTCTTTTAGGAAACATCATAGCAAAGCTAGGAAATACTGAATTTTGGATGTTACTTTTAGCAAAGTATGAAAGCTCGCCACTCAAAAATGCATAGTTTAAAGAAGAGGTATAGGATGGCAAAGAATAAAAATCCTGACCAATGCTATCTACCTCATATACAAATAGTTGCTCATAGTCTCTAGAGGTAGGAGTATATCTTCTTATCTCCTGTACTCCAATCCTACTAGACCAATCATCACAGATATAGTATCTCTTACGGTCCCTGTTTATTCTAAGTTTCTCAGGGGATAGATTGACAATTTTTGTGAGTTTCATTTTGTCATCAAAGCATAACTTAAAATATACTCTATTGTGTAGTATTAGTTGCTGAGTTACTGCAGGGACTACCTTTTTTATGTTTAATTTTCTCTCTAGTGTATATAGCTCTAGCTTATCCTGTGGAGTAAGTCTATCTGCTACAATATTAAATCCACCACCTACAGCTGCATTCACTTTATACCCCACTATTGAGCCATGTAATGGACTAGAATAAAATATCTGATTGAGTAGCTCAGGAAATAGGTTATCCTGCCCAAATGGGATGTATCCATTAGTCTGATTCCTACCATTAACATAGGGTAGTGTAAGATTTGCACCTCCTACCTTTAGGAATGGAGTAGAGAATGATTGATATCCCTCTACTATTTCATGCTTTACTGTTTTAAAAAAATCTTTTAATGCCATAATTATTCGTAAATTGATGATACTATTGGTCCTGATACTACCATCCTGCCCTCTTCAATCACTACTCCTGTAGAGTTAGCAATAGTTGGAGGTGTGGTACTTGACTCATAGATGCTGTATGTATACTGTCCTTTAACTAACTCCAAATCTACAGGCTCATCTAGCTCAAACTGATTGAATCTTTCAGGATAAGCTGATAGATCAGCAGTGTAGAATGTAATAGGTGCAGACAGCTTGTCCATTTCATTCTGAAAAACAAATAAATAATAAGGAGTAGGGAGTGTACTTACCTCAGTGAGTGTAAGTATAATCTGATTGACCTCATCTTTCTTTATATATATCATATAACTATATTATACTAAGGTCAAAAAATGTTTAAAAAAAAAGCCCTACAATATGCAGAGCTTTAATTATTAGGGTGTTGTAATTATGCTTGAGTAGGATCGGGGAACTCAGCTTGACCTGCAATCTGATTTTCATTTACCTCATAAGCCAAGTGGTCTGACTCAGCTAATAGTGTGATAGAATATTTAGATCCATCAGCACGAGCTGTACCTGATCCCTCACCTGTTGCAGTAAGTTGTACATTCTCAAAATACCAATACTTACCATTTGCATCTAATACAAATACTGCTAAGTACTGCTGTCCTGATCCAAGTACATGGATAGCCTCTGACTTATCCTTATCTCTACGGTTAAACATTAGAGTAATAGTCTGAGTAACTACTGTAGATCCACTCAATAAATCTTGAGCAGTCTCTTCTGTATAGTTACCTGTATTTCTATTGATTGCATAGACATTAGCATTAGCTGTTAATGTTAATGTAGATACTGTCCAAGCTCCTCCTGCTACTGTAGCAGCAGTTACATTTTCTTGTTGACAGATCCATACTGTTCTTATTCCTCCCGTGTTTGAATCACACGGCTTCTCTATTGAAATTAATGCTTCACAGCTCATTGTATATGTTTTAAGTAAAGGGAGCTTTCACTCCCTTAGATTTATAAATTAGTTAATTAAGATGCAGAGTTGTAGAATACAATCTCATTACCATTAACATGAGTAAATCCTACTTTCATATTTGCACGAGTTCTGATTACAGGCTCAGCAATAGTATCAGCTAAATTTACAGCTCGTAATGCTTTACCATCTCCCTCTGCATCAAAAGCATAGATTAAATTATCTTTCAATGTAGCTACGATTGTAGAGTCAGTACCCATTCCACCACATAATACCATCTTTATTCCAAGATAAGAGAAATCTAATGCTTGAGTCAAGTTAGCTTGAGTGTTTGATGCAGCAACAGCAGCACGATAAGATGTAGCTACAGGTGCAGATACATAAATTCTCAAGTTCTCTTGATTAGAGATTACAGTAGGAGGGATAGCAGCATATACTAGAGCTAATTTAGCAAGTACATTAGATGGTGTAATAGCTACAGGATTTGCAATGTCAATTACATTAGCAGCATCAGCTACTAAAGACTTCTTGTATCCATCACATAGATTTAATACAGGAGATGCATCTTCAGTATCACCTCTCCATCGTAACTTCTCAATGTTCTCAGCAATAGTCTTAGACATCTCATTCCAATAGTAATCCATAAAAGATGCAACAGTGAAATCACCATTAGATCCTTTAGTCATTTGTAATGATACAAAAGACTGCTCTAAGTCAAACTGACAAATTTGTGCCATTGCAGATAGAGAACATACATCAATCTCTACAGATGCAAGGTCATCAGTAGATGCATTGAATCCGCAGTTCTCAGCTTGTAAAACTTGACCAAATACTACATTTGAAATTTTAGTCTTATACTTTACTCCTGGTAATGTACGGTAGTTATCTACTACTTCCTCATTTAAATAAGCTCGGCTATAAAAAGCCTCACTGTTTGCTTGTAATAATGCAGATGCATCAATGTCCAAGTTAAATCTTAATTTTCTACTCATTTTTTTTGTTTTTTATTTAGTTATTATTGTTTAAAAATTTACTTACCATACTGAACTTCTCATTCTGTGATAGTTTAGTAGCTTCTACTTCTACTACTTGCTCACCTTCAGACATTACTTCCTCCATGTGATTTCTTAGATCAGCTATCATTGCTATAATAGCATTGATTTGCTCATCAATTACAGGTTGAACTATAGCCAGGATAGCTTCAGCATCAGCAGCAGGATCAATAGCCATCTCTTCTGTGGCAGGTGTCTCTGTAACTACTTCTTCTTCTACTACTGTCTCTAGTGCAATCTCTTCTGTCATTGCTTCTTCTTCAACAACAGGTGCATCTTTAATCTCGATAATCTCACCGTCTACTACGACATAGATCTTACCCTCGATTAGATGTTCTCCATCAGGTAACTTCATACTATATTTATTATTTAATTGATTACTTAGTTTTAAGCCTAAGAATCCCTCTATTGAGAATCCTATCTGCTCATTTGCTACTAGCTCATTATAGTACTCCTTATCAGTTACCTGAGCTGTTACCATTAATGTGCCTTTAGGTACTTCAATACCATAGCTTGAGTAGGCTTTATCTTTCTTAGGATCTTCTACTATCCATGCCTCAAGTACATAAGCAGGAACTGTCTTATCAGTATCATGCTCTAGGTTAAATACATTCCTATTAGATAGGTCCTGCATGAATTTAGAATGAATCTGCTCAATAGTCTCAGCTGTAAATTGTACATAGTACTCTTCATCATTCTCATCATTCCTATATATCTCCATTGGAATCATGGCAGGAGCTACTACTCTATACTTTAAGTCATCTGAGAAAAACAATTTCTTATGCTCATCAAATGCCATCCCTTTAGTAACAATAGCAGGAGTAGAGGTGAAAGCTATCTGCTCAATCCCTAACTCTTCGCCATCTGAATACTCAGGATCTATTGTTATTTTATAGATAGGAATATCTTTTGTCATAACTATATTATATTTTTTTTATATTTGTTCAAAAATTAAAACTATGATACAATTATTTGGCAAAGAAATCCCATCTAAGATGGATGAATTAACACTAGAGCAGTTCCAAAAGATATCTGCAATCCATAATAATGATGAGTATGATACTCTAGAAAAACATTGTAAAGTCTTTGAGTACTTAGGTATTACAGAGGATGAGATGGATGTAGATTTTGACCTGTTCTTAGCTAATGTTAAAGAGTTTAATAATAATAACTATGATAAGAAAGATCCTGTAGAGGAGATAGAGATAGATGGCTATACTTATAAGGCTGAGATGAAACTCTCAGTGAAAGATAGTAGGATTGTTGAAAAAATAGTTAAGAAAGATAATAAAGAATATATATCAGATATCATGGCTCTAATGTTCAAACGGACTGACCTATCCAATACTGAGCATTATGATCCTGCACATCTCAAGCACAAAGCTAAACTATTCAGCAAGCTCAAAGCAGATATCTCTATCCCTTACCTTACCTTTGTAACTTATAAAATTACTAACCATGCAGA